GACGGGACAAATGGCAAGGATGGCACAAACGGTAAGGACGGCACAAATGGCTATAATCAGGCAGTCATCACGCTCTATCAGCGCCTCGCCTCCACCCCTGAACCTCCCACCGCTGTAATAACATACACCTTTGCAACCGGCGAACTGGCGGGAGACATGGGCGGCTGGAGCCGAACCGTCCCAGATGGCGAAAACGCATGTTACACCACATGCGCCGCCGCCATTTCCAAAGAAGCGTCCATCGCCATTCCCGCCTCTGCATGGACTACCGCCACTAAGTTGGTGGAAAACGGCACAAACGGTGCGGACGGAAAACCGGGCAAAGACGGGACGGACGGTAAGAACGGTACAGACGGCACGAACGGCTACAATTCCGCCGTCGTTCATCTGTACAAAAGAGCAGAAAGTGCCCCGGACGTACCTGCCAGCGCACTTCTGTACACCTTCGCCACCGCATCCCTGACAGGTACATTGGACGGCTGGACACAATCTTTGCCCGACGCGGACGGCAACCCATGCTGGGTCATCCAATCCCAAGCTGTGGCGCGAACGGCAACCGTATCCGTCTCCGTCTGGGCAGCCCCGATAAAGCTGGTAGAGGACGGCGAGGCAGGTGCAAAAACCTACTATCAGGGCACCCCGCCCACCGACGCAAAGGAGCAGGATCTCTGGATTGATACAGACGACAACTGCAAACTGTACCGATATAACGGGACGGAATGGCAGTCTGTACAGGACATGAACATCCCACAAATCCTTGAACAGCTTATTTCCGTCAACACTACTTTTTCTGTTTTGCAGGATTCCATCGAGAGCAAGGCATCGTCAACCTACGTCACGAATCAGTACGACTCATTGCTTAAAACCTTCAACAGTACGTTAAAGCAAACAGCAGAATCCTTGCAAGCGGAATTTGAAGCGACTGCGCAGAACGCCGCGGGTAGCGTAGACACTAAGTACTCTACACTGATTCGCGCAAGCAACGACGGCGTGGAAATCGGCAAGTCCAACAGTGCTTTCCGTACCCTGCTGACAAACGAACGGCTCTCATTCAGGCAGTACAGCGGCTCGGTTGCAACAGAGGTTGCGTACATCAGCAACAAAAAGCTGTATATCACCGACGCGCAAATCACAAACAGCCTCGCTATCGGCGCGCAGGGCAAGAACACGTTCGTATGGGCAAAAACATCCAACGGTCTTTCCTTGCGCTATGTAAGCGCGGAAAGCTAAGGAGGACAAAGAACTATGCCGTCAGTGGTCTTTTCATCGAGCAGTATTTCCCCGACCAACTCCTACCGAAAACGCGGAAATACTGTAACCGCTTCTTTTTACCAGAGCAGCGGCAGTCTCCCCGGCGCGGGCAGTTCAATTCAAAGTGTGGTCGTGTCGTTCTCCGACATCACGGTTTATTCACAGACAACGGCCGGGTTCTCGACAAACTACTTTGAGGTCAGCCTCGACCTTGACAGCGCAGGTTCGCAGACGCAAGTCGCGTACAGCGTCAGTTCCGCGCTTCTCAATTTCACGGGCGGCAGTATCACCTTTACGGTGTGGGGCGGCGGTAGCAGCACGAGCAACGTCCTAAACGTCCGCACTGGCTGTACAATCACCATCACCATCAACTACTCCGCCGCTTCCAAGTCTACCGGCTACCTCAGCGCGTCCTCCATCGCGCAGGGCAACGCAATCGGACTGACTCTGAACGCTTATGAGGACAGCTATTGCCACATCGTGCGCTGGAGTCGAGACAGCACTCACGCGCAAACGCAGTATCTGGATGCAGGAATAAGCTACACGTCGATGAGCATACTGACGAGCTGGCCGACCGGTACGGCGTATGCACAGCTCGAAACGTACACGGATGACAGCTACTCATCCTGCGTGGGCACAGAAGTCTATTCATTCACCATCACGGTTGACCCTGCGAGCATTGTGCCGACCGCGGGTACGCTGTCAGTTGCTCTGGTACAACCCGCAACTGTCCCGTCAAACTGGGACGTATATGTAAAAGGGTACAGCACTGCCAAGCTGACACTAAGCGGCAGTTCTCCGGGCAGCGGCTCGTCCTACAAGAACATCCTGCTTTCCTGCGGTTCTCAGCAGAAAAGTTCGCAAAGTGAAACAACCTTTACGACGAATGCGCTGATGGAAACCGGGATGCTGACGTGTAAGGCAAAAATTACGAACGCCTACGGCAATGCAGCATCAGCAACGGACAAAACGATCACCGTCTACGACTACTTTTCCCCGATTTTCGCGTCTCTTGCGGCGTACCGATGCACCAGCAACGGCACACCAAGCGACACAGGCGCATACATCAGCGTAAACGCAAGCGTGACAATCGCAAGCGTAAACGGCAAAAACAGTCTTGTAACGCTCCAAGCACAGTATGCTCCTGCCGGGTCCGATACATGGAGCACCGCGCAAGCTATCACCAACGGATCCGCAACCGTCATCGGCGGCAGTATCGGCGGCACGAGTGGCTATCAGGTACGGGTTACGGCAATCGACGGTCTGCAAAATCAATCTGGCAGCTACTCTCAAACGACCGTTACTGCACTAACTTCCGACCATGTTATTTTCTGCATGGACGGCGGGCTGAACGTCAGTGTCGGTATGCAGGGCACGAGACAGCGCGCTGTGCAAATCAACGGTGACTGGGACATCTACCACGGTGCTACCAAGCTCAACGGGACGATTCCCATCAGCCGTGGCGGAACAGGCGGAACGACTGCCGCCGCCGCGCTGTACAATCTGATTAACGCGCTTTCCGCCGTCACGCCCGTTGCGGGAGACAGAATCCCCTTCATGGATGCAGACGGAAAGACAGCGGGCTATGTGACGCTTACGAACCTGCTGACGGCGCTCGGCTTCTCCAATGGCATCCTCCCGCTTGCAAAGGGTGGTACGGGGTCAAGTACCGCCGAAGAAGCCAGAAGCAATCTGGGCATCACACCTGCCAACATAGGCGCGGCGGCAACATCACACTCGCACAGCGGCAATGACATCACATCGGGACAGATTGATTTGGCACTACTGCCGTTCAAGTGCGCATGGGGCACAACATACGTTACGGGGGTTTCATGGGCCTCTGTTTCCTACTCAAGCGGCTCAGGCGCGTCGAGCTTTTCGTCTACGCCTGTTGTCATCGTGTCGTATGGCGACGCGGCTAACGGATCCAGCGCCTACGGTGTAAACGCCCTTAAAACGCAGGCTATCACCGGCAGCAACTTTCAGGTATGTATGTCAGGTGGTTCGGGGTCGGGCAGCCGCGAGGTACACTGGATCGCAATCGGCACATAACGGGAGGTGCGGTGCATCATGGATAAAATCAAGTCTACTGCGCAGGCGGCGGCAGTTGTCCGCGCAATCAAAGACGCTCTGAACCAGCTCATTGTGCAGGGGCGCGATAACTGCTACATCGTCGTGGCGTGCGATAACGATCTTAACGCTCTTGCTGCGTATCTGCATGATGAGATTGACAAGGAGAATATTGTAAGCGGAAAGGAGAACGAAGCGTGAAAGCAGTAAGTGTTGAACCCGTCGCCAGACGAGACGGAAAAACGGTAGTCCGGGCGCTCATTGTGGCGAGCGAAACGCCCGAAACGCTCCCGACGACGGGGCAAGGCATCGAGGGGATGAGCATCGAGCAGGTGTTCGCCCCTTTTTCTATCCTGTACGTTACGGCTGACACGGACGAGAAGGTGTATATCACCAACGAATCCGGCGTGTTCGTACCGCAGTAAGGAGGCGCGCACAATGAGCAAAATTCTGCAACTCGTACTGCCGTTCTGGGTCATGGCCCGGAAATACGCAAAGTCCTACACCGACTCGCGCATGACCGGGCTGGTGGGGCTTGCCTACGGACTGGCCCTTGAAAACGGGGTAATGAAAATGACCGTGTATGACAGTCGTGCCATCACGGCATCCCTCGCAAACGGCACATTCATCCTGAACAACCAGCAGTAAGAACGGAGGGAAAAGAACTATGGCAAATTACGTTGACCGAATCAGCCTGAACGGCAATACTGCGGACATCATCGGCATCTCGAACGATGGCTACTACCCCGGTGTTGACCTGACGGTGAAGCACGCGGAAGAAATCGCGAGCTATGACAACGTGTGGGCGTGGATTAAGGCGCGCATTACGGCGGGTAACTACTCGCAGATCCATGTGGCGGACTACATCCCCTTCACTACTTCCAACAATCGCGTTTTCAATGCGCAGGTCGCGGGTATCAACCCGTATACGGGCTATGGTGCGACGGAACTCGGCAACCACATCGACTTCGTGACCCGTGAGCTGTGGCCGGAGGCGTTCCAGATGAACCTTATCATCATCAACAACGGTACGTCTGAAACGCTGAAAGATCCATGGTGCGCAAGCAACGGCTATCTGTTCGTCAACTCTCTGGCGGGGCAGGTTCCCAACAGCACGACCAAACCGTTTGAAATGGTGGACAAGGACTATACGGCGGACGGTATTTACTACTACCTGCCCGATACACTGAAAAGCGTTATCGCGGACAAGTTGATTTATACGCAGACGCGCTATCACGAGAGCAACGTCCTTTCCACCGACAACGAAAAGCAGTGGACGAACGTAGGTAAGCTGTGGCTTCCCGCTGAGTTTGAAGTCATGGGCGCCAAAATCATGACTACGACGGGGTGGACGGCTGGCAACGAAATCCAGTATCCGCTCTTCGCTCACAACATGAACCGCGTCAAGCGCGTTCAGGGCGGTAACTTGCGGAGCTACTGGTGGTTGGCTTCTGCTTCTGGCGGCACTACCGCCGGCTTCGTGGCTGTCAGCCACAACGGCTGCGCGTACGCCAACAACGCGTCCGGCACGTATCGCGCTCCCATCTGCTTCCGAATTTCCGGCTAATCCGAAACAATCCCGCCACCCCCTTGTGGGTGGCGGGAACGCAGGAGGATGCCGAAAAAATGACGCTTAATGACATGGAGCGCGCCTACATGTCGTGGCGCGGTATCTTCAAGGAAAAAGACGCGCACACCGTCCTGAGATCAGTTGATCTGCTTTACTTTGACTTGTTCGCGGTTAAGCCGTGGATTAGTAAAAAACAACGTCGAAAGGAGAATCATCATGCCTAATACCACAAACAACACTCAGAACTCCACCAACGCACTGGGCGAAATCACCGCCCTCAAATCGCTGCTCGCTGATAGCGATTACAGCATCCTCAAAACCCTTGAAGGTCTGCTGGCCTGTACCAGCGCCACCGGCATCATTGCCTTTTTGAAGGATGTGACCGCCGACATCAAGGACATTGCGACCAAGCGCGCTGAGTGGCGGGCGCGTATCAACGAGCTCGAAGAGCAGTTTCCTGACCTTGCCAAGGGCGGCAGCTAATACGCCAGTCAGCCGCACAAACGGAGGTGATGAACCGTGCGGCAACTGATTATCTATCGGCGCTTCTTCACGAACGCAGATTGCTATACCCGCGGTACAAAGCAGACCTCAGTCGGGGTACAGGTACATAGCACGGGGGCGAATAACCCGTATTTGAAGCGCTACGTTCAGCCAGATGATGGACGGCTGGGCAAGAACACCAACGGCAACTCGCACAACCGCAAAGGGCTGAACGTGTGCGCATCCGCATACATCGGCAAGCTGGCGGACGGTACGGTGGCGGTCTATCAAACTCTCCCGTGGAACTATCGCTGCTGGCTGTCCGGCAGCGGTACGAACGGAAATGCCAACAAGCTCGGCTACGTTGGTTTTGAAATCTGCGAGGACAACAAAAAGGACGAAGCGTACTTTCAAGCGGCAGTCATGGGTGCGGCAGTCGATCTGACTGCGCACCTGTGTATGCTGTTCGGTACGACCCCGCAAGCCGTCGTTCGCAACTTTTCGCAAGGCGCGGCGCTGGCGGTCATGGATCACCGAGAGCTGAACAGCCGCAAGCTGGCGAGTAATCACGGCGACATCCTGCACTGGTCCCGTCTGTACGGCGTGACGATGGACACGTTCCGTGCCGCCGTTGAGGAGGCTATGCGGGAGGGCGTGAGCGTGACGTACATCGACTGTGACAGCGGCAAAGCTGAAACCGTCGAAGGTCAACCCAACGATAATAAAAGTGAGGTGAATCCCTTGCATCAAGCAAAAGTTACCTGTCCGGGCAGTTATCTCAACATCCGGGCGGCCAAAGGCAAAAACGCAACCGCACTGGGACGGGTAAACCGCGGTGAGACCGTGGACGTGCTGGACGATACGGACGCGGCGTGGTGGCAGGTGTGCCACGGCGGCGTGACCGGCTATGCTATGACGGGCGATAATGGCGAAACCTACCTCACCTGCATCAGCGCAGAGGAAGCGCCGGGAAAAACGGAAGATGACGAAGCTACACGCGGGGACGAAGAAAAAATCGAAATCAGCCGAGCGGAGCTTGAAGCCCTCCACGTCCGCATCGGCGAAATTCTGGGGGTGTAACCGATGGACACAACCATCGTGAACCTGTCCAATTTGGAAACCACCATCCTCTTTGTTCTGGGAGTTTTGGCTGCCCTTGTGGCTGTGGATAAAGGTGTGGAGGCCTTCCGACACCTTTTTCTTCGCTGCCGTTCTATGCAAGAAGCGGGTCAAAACGACCGGCTGAACCGTGTGGAGCGCGTGGAAGCGGCGCATCAAACCCGCCTCGATGCCGGAGACAAAAAGTTTGACAAGCTGTCTGCGGACATGGCACAACTGCTCAAAGTGCAGAACGCACTTTTGATGCACGAGATCACGGGAAACGGCATTGAAAAGCTGAAAACCGTGAAATCGGAACTCGACACCTACCTCGCGACCCGAAATTGAAAGGAGAATAACCTATGAAGAACATGAAGAAACTGTTTACCCCGCTGATGCTGACCCTGTTTCTGGTGCTGGCTGCTGTCCCCGTCATGGCTCTGGCGGAGGGCGAAACCGCCGCCGCAACTCCGACCGAACCGCTGACGTGGGCATACCTTGCCACCATCGCGGGTGCGGCCACCTTCACACTGCTTGTCGTGCAGCTTTTCAAGGTTCCGCTGGACAAGGTTTGGAAGATTCCTACCAGAGTATTTGTGTACATCGTGTGCCTCGCTACCATGCTGCTTGCGACGGCTTTTACCACCGGTCTCACGATTGAGAATGCTGCGCTGGCAGCCCTGAACGCTGTCCTTGCCACCTTTACTGCCATGGGCGAATATGAAATCACCTTTGCCAAACTGAACAAATAACGCTTATGAGCGCCCCGTCGAAATTGGCGGGGCGCGTTTTTTTTGTGCCGTGAAAATGGTAACATTCTCCCCCAAAAAGCGGGAACATTCTCGGAAAAGTGGTAACATTCTA